CATCCCCATAGGAATTTATCTTAGCTATATTAACACAAGATGGATCTTCACTGTGATTAGTAAATGATCCTAATGCGGTTCGTATCAATGTGTCATGATACTTAAATCTAGCTAATCCTAAATCAGTACTTGGAGGTATATCCTCAACTGCGAATAGTCCTAGGCCATCAATACCACTTGAATAGATTGTAACATTACTTGGCAAAGGTCTCCAAGTGTTTTCAAAGCTAATCTTCACAATATTGTACCTTATGTTTTAAATCAGTTAGTATCTCTATAAGTTCTTCTATAGATTTTAAATCTTTTTCGTCATTAGTATCAACTTCGACGTTAATTGTAATTTTCATTTCATACCTATTTATTTACATAAAAGCTTTCGCCGCAACCACACTCATCACTTACATTAGGGTTTACAAACTCAAAGCCTTCGTTCAATCCTTTCTTCACATATTCTAATCGTGTACCTGTCAAATGTATCATGCTTTTAACGTCTACAAATATTGAGACGGTGTCATCGCAACAAAATATAACTGTATCATCAGAATTGGAGTCATAACAAAATTCTAATACATATGCTAATCCACTGCAGCCGCTTGAGCGAACGCCCATTCTAACGCCAATAGATTCCTTAGGGAATGCTGCTGATCTTAGTCTAAGTTCTGCTGACTCGGCTACAGTAATCATAAGCCTATTAAACCCCAACCATGATTTGCTATGGCATTGAGTATAATAGCTAAACACGTTAACATATGAGTACACCACCAAACAGTACGAACACTAGCTATAGTATTCGCTTGCTTGTCAGTTTCACCAACCTTTTCACCCAGACTTTTAGCCCAGATTCTCCACCATTTAGACAAGGTGCGCCTTTCCTCTACGAACAAGCTCGTTCATAATCTTTTGCCTAAGCTTTGGATAACATCCTCCACCTGACTTATATTTTTCTACTAAAGCTTCAAGCGGAGTTGATCGCATATAGTAATTTTGAACAGAGCCATCTCTGTTTGTTACTGATTCTTTAAATTTTGCGGGCATTAGATTTCTCCAGTAATATGCTTATAGATTTCTTTCCATTTCCAATAACGCGGTATATCACCCTTATAATAAGCATTGTGATCATGCGCCACGAGTATTGAATTGAGACCAAATGATGCTCCAACTTCAGCATTCTCTGGTTTATCTTCTATCCAGAAACATTCGGTGTCTTCGTATTTAGCCAAAGCTTCAGTCTTATCAGCTCCACATGCTAAATAGACATACTCATCAAACATACCTTTCCCAAACAATAGCTCAAGGTTTTGTGTTCTAAGTCTTTGTGCATATTTATTTATACTTAAAGACGTTACACAATGGAATCTATAGCCATGTAACATATTGAGACGTCTCATGTAATACACTGCGTCCCTCAGTGGAGGTAAGAACCCAATAGCTGCAGAGTCATTAAACTCTGCTACTAGGTCATGGCCGTACTCTTTAGAGATGCCGAATCGTTTGCCAACATTGTATTGTTGATCATCAATTGTGGGGAATCCTTTATGGTTCATCCATTGAGTAAACGAGTACTCCCAGTCACATAAGACACCATCACAATCAACTAATATTATATTTTCTTTCATTTCTTTCATAAGTCCTTATTAATTTATATGTATATTATACCATAGTTACTAGCAAATGTAAAGGCTTATTTTCACTTTATTTAAAGTATTTTTGCAATGTTGTTAATTTATCGTCGTATTCAGCTAATTTCGCTAGCTCTGACTCAATAGTCTCTAACATCCCTGGATGCTCAGCTACAGCAATATGATTAGATAACATAATATCAATGTTCATTTTATGCTTAGCTATATGGCCTACTAAATATTGTTCGGTAGCCGCAATGATGTTTTCTTTATAGTGATGCATTTAGTCTTTCCGTATTTCGTTTAATATTAAGTTTGCTTTACGAGCAAAGTATTCATCTTCTAAGAATTTGATACGAGATTCTAATTCTTCAATATATTCTTCTACAACGTTCTTTTCACATAAGGTTTCACAGCAAATAGATATCTGTTGCTTAGCTCTAACGGCCAAAGATTTTGCGCCTCTTGTACTCATTTATTGTCTCCAGTAATTTCTTTGACCAATTATCACGGTGTTCGATGAATACTTGAGCGCCCTCATCTCCTGCAATAACGGTCACCAATTGAGTTATTGGCATGCCAGTTCGTTCTTCCCACATAATAGCATATGCAGTTTCTTGGATGAAGTAACCCTCACACCACTCTTTCTTTTTAGTCTTAGCCGCAGTCTTATAATCAATGATAGAATTCTTACCATCGAATACTCCAACGCAATCAACTCTACCAGCAACACCTAGATGTTCTGAGTATAATGCTGCTTCTTGAGCATAGACTTTAGTTAATCTACTGTCAAGTATTTCTTTGACTTCCATAAAGTTTGATTGGACTACTAAATTAGCACCATCCAAATAGTTTTCTTCGTTGTCTACATACTTTTCCAATACACTATGGACTGCAGTTCCTCTAGTAGAAGCTCGCTTAGAGATCCTATTAGCCTCTTCAGCACCAACCCGTGCTCTCCATTCTCGTATGTGATCTTCACTGAGAATAGAAAGTACGGTAGTTATACTAGGGTAAGCAACACTATTAGGAGCGGCATATGTTCTGCCAGTGGATGCAGTTGTAGCCACAAGGTCTGTGTAGCCCAAATCAATCTGTTCATGTTCAAAGTTTCCCGTTTTCATATAATTCCTTGGTCATTATAAAGTCTCTAACAAATCCACTTCGGACAATATCTTCCCAAGTAAATTCTACATGCTCAAAACCATTCATGTGTTTAATAATTTCAATGAAGTCTTTAATACCGTCCTGGTCACCCTTGCGAGTAAAATCAGATTGGTAGTAATCCCCAGACATAATAAATCTACACTCTTCGTCTAAACGAGTAATAACTGAGCAAAGCTCGTGGTAGTTGCAGTTCTGTGATTCATCAACAATAACTACAGCATCCTTAATAGTTAATCCTCTAATGAAAGAAGTAGTAAGAAACTCAATCTGTCGTGATTGAACTAATTTACTCCATGCATCGGTATCGTCAAATAGATCATTAACAATTGCTTTATACGGTGCAGTGTAAGCGTCTTCCTTTTCCTCTTGAGTGCCAGGAAGAAATCCCATATCTCTAGTAGGAACTGCAGATCTTACAATAATAACCTTAGAGTATTCCTTTTTAAACACTGATTCCAAAGCAAGATATAAGGATATAAAGGTTTTACCAGTACCAGCTGAGCCATCTAAACAAAGATGACTGCCGCTAGCAAATCCATCAAATGCAATCTTTTGATTAGAGGTTAATGGTTCTAATTTAGCTAGGTGTTCTAAACGTAGTTTACTTGGCTTCTTATTCATTTTGTATTAATGTTATCCCTTAAAGACGGCGGCATGCCTTTTTTAATTCGATCCTGTACTTCTTTCCAGCCGTTACCAGCCTTCTTTAATACCGATCCCCCAGTTTCTCCAATAACCATTGGAGTTCCTATTACTTGTTGAATGTTCTTATCTTTAACGTGTTCTTCCATGTCTGCAATAGACATCATCTTGGTATAAACTTCACCCGATGTTAAATCTTTAAAATCGTACATTGGCATTAGAACCACTCCGGTATTGGACGGCCTGTCCACTTCATTGCGAAATTGGCCTTTTTAGTTTTGTAATAAGCCCTGTAGGATTTTACTGCATCTTCAAACATACATTCAGGATTAGCTTTCATTGCTAATTTGAATGGGGTTTTATAACCTGCATACGGTAAATTCTTAGGCTTGTTATAAAGTATTTCCCTTAACTTAGTGTCAGTGGAATGTACCTTATTGTACCTATATGTATACTCGTCGCAAAGAGCTATAAAATGGCGGTAGTGCCAATCATAATTCCTTGAGTTTTCGCGTGTCCATACAGTTGATGGATGATTGAAATGACATGCTTTATATAAGATGTTTTCACGATGGTCATCCAACTTAAAGTATTGGATCATTGAACCTGACTTAGATGGTCTACGTTCCATGCTACCATCAATCATACGATGTACAGTGGATAGCATTTGAGCAGACTCCACAATCATTTTGACTACATGTTTGTCACATTGCAGCTGAGCTGCTATCACAGGATCATTATCTAAAACAAATATATTCATATAGTTCTCTATCAATTTAATATAGTCTATTATAACACACTTTTAACCAAATGTAAACCCTTTTGTTCAAAAGAATTCAAACAAAAGGGTCTATTTGCTACTTGGTTATTGCCTCCATATCATTAAGGTAATGGTCTAGGTATGCGATCTTTTTACTCATCTTATACGCTAGGACATCCTTACCTTTTTTTAATAATTTCCTTTGATAGTATATTGCCTCATTTTTATCTTTTTTGAGACGTTCAATTTGAATATAACTCATAAGCAACACTCCGGTTAGTTAATTGAATAGACCATCATGATATAGATTTAGTGTGTAATAATTTCTCCTATGATTTTATGAGGCCTGGGAATGCTTCTTTTAATAACGCTTTTGTAATATATTTAAGATTGATATTCTTATCTTTAGCGTCGCAGAAAAGTTGTGCGTCTTCGGCATGGATTTTTTCTAAGAGATCAATAAAGATTTGCTCTCTTTTGAATTGATTTAGAGTTGGCGTCACCGCGGCCATAAAATACCTAAAGGTAGGATACTCAAACCTGAGCTCTTGGGGCCTATATTTAGTCGCTTCGTCTATCTCAAATTTCTTAAAAGGTGGTTCTCCTTCTGGGAGAGCTAGAGATATAGAATTATCGAATGCAATTCTAATAATATCCCTTAGGGCTGTGCAATCTTGTTCTTGAAGATATGCTATCTTCTTAGCACGGCCACCTTTCATCTTGTTAGCTGTTGTTAATATTTCTGATATTAATGGTTTAACCATTATAAAATTCCTCCACACATTCAATCAATAAACTGCATCGTTTCTTAATTAAGTAATTTAAAACCTTCATTTTCATGACGGGCTTTTGGTTGTTAAAATTATTTATAATCTTTTCTTGGATGTTCGCAGGAATTTCTAATAGATCTATTAAAGTTTTATTCCTTTGGAAATTACGATACTCATCATGAGACATAATTTCTTTAAGATTATCTATATTGTCAGCCCAATGCTCTATCTTCTTCATAGTCATTGGAGTTTGTCTAATGCTATCCATGATAGCGTTATCAGGAGATAATACATTAGGAATGCCATCACCCTTATCACCTTTACAAATATGCTCAAAGGTATATTTACGTGGGTTAGGATCAGAAACAAACTTCTTTTGAATGGGAGAATACTGCTTTACATTCTTATAACGATGTAATTGAATAAAGTCTTTATCAGAAGAGATAATCATAACTGGTTCATGTTGACCGAACTCTTGAGTTTGCTGAGCCAATACACCAATAGCATCATCAGCTTCGCAACCATCTAAGTGGACTACTTTATATGGGAAGTTTTCTTTTAACTCTTCACGTACCAAGTTTAGAATTCTAAAGATTTCTCCCCAGTCCTGAGTAGACTCAGCTCTATTCTTTTTACGCATTCCCTTATACATAGGGAAATACTCCTTACGCCAGTAACCTGCACCATCAGCGCAGATAACCATTTGGCCATATTCTTTACGATACTTCTTATTGTACATACGTATACTGTTTAGTATCATATGTCGTATCATGTCTTCATCATTAAGTTTTTGCACTATAATGTTGCTTAGTGCTATTTGGCTATAATCAAGTAATATCATTGTTTTGCTCTTGTTCTTCCATCAATTTATCAAAAAGTACTTCCAAATCTGGTTGTAAGAAATGTGAAATACCACCATACCGCATGAACATAGAAGCTATTAGATTGACTACAACAAAAGCATCCTTTGCTTCCATGTATTCTAAATTCCTAAAATCTATCCCTTGAAATTCATCAAGATCAAGATCATCTAATAGATCCTCAATGATACCCAATGCTGTCTGGGCTAGCTCTTCGCTATTCTCTGCCACGCCTATGAAATATTCTTCAGCTTCTTCTTCTTCAGCCGAAAGCTGCTGCTTTCTACGGTCGATTGGAAATTGAATAATATTGTTTTTCATAAGTATATATTATAACACAGTTTTAGGTGTTTGTAAAGGTTTATTTTCCTCGCATAGGCCTTTTACTGCATTACCCCCAAGTTTAATTTGAATGATACCATTATAGTAATCATCGGTTAATAGAACCCCACGATCAAACTGTTCTTTAGCTTCCATATAAGCACATTCTCCCTTGGTATTACAAAGGTGCAGTATTTCTCTATGGAATAGGTCAGGTCCGCTCTGATCATACTCTTCTCTCAAATGCTTATTAGATCCATAATAATCTCTCCAATCTGATTCAACTAGAGTTCTTTTCCTTCTTTTCCTTTTCTTGGTTATCGGCAATGTTTTTTGACTCCAGAAGAATTTTTTCCCAACGTACTTCCGGGCTGTTGCTCGATTTGTTATCATGTATACCATTCCATATACGTCTTCGGGACTGAAGTCTTCTGGAGGTTGCCATTCTATTCCTTTGTAATGCCATGTCATATTACTCGCTAAAGTCTAGGGGTTCTAGATCTTGATCCTGTTCTTCGCCACAATGAGGACAAAATAGAATTATCTCTTCCTCGTTATGGCCTATGATAGTTCTATTATAACAGCTTTGACACTCAACTACAGTTCTTATCATGCGATGTCCTTAAATTGATCCCAACCGCCAATGGATATACCATCAACTTTAATTTGCGGGAATGTTCGTGCAGTAGGGAATTGTTCTATTAATTTTTCTCTGTCAAAATCTATGTTGAGCTTGAAAACTTTATATGTTGCTATTCCGTATTGCTTCATGTTCTCTGCCTTTTGTATAGCGTATTGACAAAATGGGCAGTTATCCTTACTATAAATTTCTATTGCTTTCATTAGCTCTCCTAAATTAGAAAATCGATTGTTCGTGCGCTTGTATAAACTTTGGAGAAACCATCTTGCTGGTATGTAACGGTTTCATATATATCCCTTACCATTCTAACTTTTCCGTTATCTTCTACCACAGTAGAAGGAACCCATTTTTCTGTGGTAGAAGTCATCGTAGCGCCATTAGTCTTATTTACATTAGTAATTTGTGGCGATGAATTTATAATCAAACTCATAGTATCCAACATACTCCATAACCTAACATAAACACAGCAATGTATTGTAGTAGTGTAATCACCTTTGTTCCACAAAAATACTTACTCATAAACTTAATCCAATCATTGTGTCTTCATTAACATCTTGCTTTACACCACCAACAACATAAGAACTAATCTCTGTTTCTTGAGGTGCTACTTGAACATTGCCACCCCCAATCCATTTCTCTGTCCATGGTAATGGATTAGCCTGTGATACGGTGTAAGGACAATGTAGGCCTAAAGCTCTCATTCTTTTACATCCTATCCATTCTATATATTGTGCCAGAATAGCTTCATTTAGACCAATCATTGATCCATCCTTAAATAGATACTTAGCCCAAGCTTTTTCTTGTTCAATGACACTAATGAATAGATCTATTGTTTCTTGTTCCATCTCTTTAGAGATTTTAACAAAATCTGAATCTTCTTTCAATAGGTTTTTAATCATCACTGAAGTAGAAGCTAAGTGTGTATTCTCATCCCTAGCAATAAATTTGATAATCTTAGCGTTGCCTTCCATTTTCTTTAACTCAGCAAATGCCCATGAACATGCAAAGGATACATAGAACCTAATACCTTCTAATGCATTTGCTGCTATCAGCGCCATCCATAACGCTCGCTTATGATCCATAAGGCTTGTTTGAGTATGGTTTTGATCTATTAGATCTTCGTAGTATTTAGATATATCTTGTCCGCATTCAGTAATTTCTTTTGTATCAAGAATTGAATCAAATACTACAGATGGGTTAGGGTAAATATTACGAATAATATGTGTATAACTTCTACTATGGATTGTCTCAAAGAATGACCATGTTTCAATCCAAGTCTCTACCTCAGGTAATGATGCTATAGGCAGAAACGCTAGGTTAGGTGCCCGACCTTGTACACTATCTAATACAATTTGTCTCTTTAAATTGCTAGTAAAAATGTGCTGTTCAAAATCTGTTAGGTTATAGAAATCTTTCTTATCCTTAGAAATATCAACCTCTTCAGGTCTCCAAAAGAATCCTAATTGTTTTTCAGTAATCTTATCAATTGCTGGATATTTTAAAATATCAAATCTTTGTATATCTACTGCTTCATCTAAAAACATATTTTTTTCAGTATGAAGCTTTTTATTTTTTGTCAGTATCATCAAGTAGTTCCTTATCAGTTAAATTTTACAACTTTCGCAATCATCTTCATCTATAACTATTGGCTCGCCATCGTATGCATGATGCGTTTCGTTATCGGTGATTTCCCCAGCGCCATCGTACGTATTAAAGTAGTATAATTGCTTTAGACCAAATTTGTATGCCGTTACTAGATCTGTAATCATCGTAGACATAGGTATCTTATTGTCTTCGAAGTGTTCAGGATTATAAGAGGTATTAACACTAATCCCTTGATCTATGTATTTTTGAAGTATAGCACAGATCTTAAGATAACCATCAGGAGACTTTTGATCCCATAATAAGTCATACTTATTTTTAAGATGGTGGTAACCAGGAACTACCTGGGCCATGACTCCATCCTTACTCTGTTTATAACTAACTAATGCACGTGGTGGTTCAATACCATTAGTACTATTAGAAATTTGAGCGCTGGTTTCGGCTGGCATAAGTGCCATTAGAGTAGAATTTCTGGTCCCCGTTTCTTTGAGTTGATTTCTCAATTCGTTCCACGGCATACGCTCTCTATGCTCTATTAAATTATCTACCGCTCGTTTATATGTATCAATTGGAAGAACTCCAGAAGCATATTTTGTGTGATTTTTTAAAGGTATTTCACCTTTTTCACTAGCTAAATTAGCAGAAGCTTTAATTAAGTAATAAGACCATGCCTCTGCATATTCATCGACAACTTCATGCGCTTCGCTATCATACTTAAGGCCACGTTTTGCTAGGAAGTATGCTAGGTTGATAATACCAATACCAAGAGGTCTACGATTCATAGTTCCCTTTTCAGCTGCTAACACTGGATATGATTGATAATCAAGAAGCTCATCCAAAGCTCTAACGCTTAGATCACAGTATTTTTCAAACTCATTAGGGTGGTTAATAAGACCCCAATTGATCGCAGATAGAGTACACAAAGATATTTCACCTTCATCTGGATTAGATGATAGTGGACTTGTTGGCAAATCAATTTCGCAACACAGGTTGCTCATACGAATAGGAGCTTTTGATTCAACAAATGCACCATGCTCGTTAGCATGATCTACATTCATTACATAGATCCTACCTGTATCTTTTCTTTCTTGCAGCAATTGCTGGAATACTTCCAATGCTGATAAAGTCTTCTTACGAACCGACCGCATCTTTTCATACTTCTCATATAACTCTTTAAACTTATCTTGATCAGCAAAGAATGCATCGTACAATCCAGGAACATCATTTGGATCAAAGAAGGTTATATTACCGCCACTAAGTAATCTCTCATACATCAACTTGTTTAATTGGAATGCATAATCCATGTGTCTAACACGATTTTCTTCAGTACCTTTATTGTTCTTTAGCACAATTAGATCTTCAAATTCATAATGCCAGACTGGTAGATATACCGTGGCTGCTCCTCCGCGAACACCACCTTGGCTACAAGATTTAACTGCAGCTTGGAAGTATTTGAGGAATGGAATTAAACCTGTATGGACTACAGAGCCATCACCAACTTTTGAACCTTCGGCGCGAATAGAACCAGCGCCAATACCAATGCCAGCTTTCTTACTAATGTACTTTACAATACTGGTGGCAGTAGCATTAATGCTATCGAGACTATCACCAGATTCGATAAGCACACAGCTTGAAAACTGACGGGTCGGCGTCCGTACACCAGCCATAATCGGCGTAGGGAGCGAGATATAGAACTGAGATA